TCGGAGATCGAAGCGGATACACTTTGACTTTCACAGGCAATGAAAAAGAACTTTGCCAAAAGGTTACAGCAGCTGTTCCAATTACTTAATTTTTGGTTTGATGTTTATGTGAACAAGCACCCTCTTTTAGGGGGTGTTTTTTTTGTGTACATGGGTGGGTGTTTTTGTATTTATGGGTATGGTGATAATTACGAAGGGCGCAAATAGTGTGATCTATTTACCCTTATTTGATAAGCGAACTACAAGCAGCAATAGCTATATCTTTTTATTTGAGCATGAGGTAACAAAGGAGCAAGTGACCTTGACTCTAACGGATACTAGCCCTTTCAAAGAAAGGTATTCAAAATTTGCAATCACCGAGGCATCTTTTACCACGGGTACTGTAGGCTTTTGGAGATACAACGTAACCCAATCAGGAAGCGGTAGTACAATTATAGCCACAGGCAAAATGGAATTGACGGCAGTTAACCTATCAACCGCAGGAGTGGTAAGATACAACGGTTACAACGGTAACTACAAAACATACACAACCACATGATAAAGTTTCTAAAATTTGACGATGTACCACTACCCATTTACAAGGAAGTAAAAGGGAAAGATTACATTTTTTATGGGGAAAGAAATGACTACCCTAACTACTTGCTGAGAATCTACAATAACAGCGCAAAGCATAACGCAATCGTGACCGGAAAGGTAGACTACATTTGTGGTAATGGGTGGGGAGTGAAGTCTGAAGATGAAATGCAAAAGGCAAAAGCCTACGGCATGATTTACAAGGTTAATACCAAGGAAGAAAGCCTAAATGAAGTCACTAATAAACTTGTGACTGACTTAACTATCTTCGGGGGATACTATCTACAGGTGATATGGACTAAGGCCACAGGCGAGATCGCAGAACTTTACCATGTTGACTACTACAAGGTAAGAACCAACTCAGAAAATACAGAGTTTTATGTCTCAGATAATTGGCTGAAGAACGATAACGTAAACCCTCGTCCTGACTACGAGACTTACCCTGCATTTGATCCCAACAATCCAACTGGTTCGCAGATTCTATACTTCAAAGAATACAGAGCAGGGGTGAATACATATTCCCTTCCTGATTATCGGGGTGCGATTAGCTATATCGAACTAGATATCAGCATAGGTGAGTACCACCTAAACACGATCAACAACGGGATGTTCTCAAGCAAGCTGATAAACCTGAATGGTGGAAAGGTAAGCCAAGAGGAAGAGGATAGAATCGAGCGTCAATTCCAGAACAAATTTAGCGGATCTAAAAACGCAGGAAAATTCATGCTAGCGTTTAACGATAGTAAGGAGAACGAACCTTCTATCATCGACCTATCAGGGACTGAATTAGACAAGCACTTTGACCTGCTTAATAAGAGCGTACAGCAGGAGATTTTTACAGGTCACAAGATCACAAGCCCTATGCTATTCGGTGTTAAAACTGAAGGGCAACTTGGAGGCAGAAGCGAAATGCGAGAAGCCTATCAGCTATTCCAGAACACCTATGTAAACGCAAAGCAAAGAGCGATTGAAGAGACGGTTAATTACCTTTTCAAGTTCAATGACATCATTGCTGATCTTGAATTGCAACCTACCGAGCCTATCTCTTTTGAATTTAGCGAGGCGATCATATCAGCCAACATGACTCAGGATGAGATCCGTGATAAGCTAGGCTTACCTGCTATTGAAAAAGTGGAGGGGTCAACATCTCAAGAGGTTATTAATGCACTTAACTCTTTAAATCCTACCATACTCGCAAAAGTTATGGAGAATATGAGTGCTGAAGAAATAAGAAGCCTTATAGGGTTTAAACCAAAAGTTGATACAGTTGCGCCTTCTGGAATAGATAGTGCTGTGACGGGCTTAGAATTGCCGTTAAATCAAATCGTAGAAGAACAGATGCACCTTTCGTGCAGGGAAAATAAAAAAGACGATGAAATCCTAAGTTTATTTGAAGGTAAAGGAATATCCAAAGATGCTTTTAAAATTATTACTACTTCTAAGATGACCTTTTCAAGTGGTGATGAATTTGTAAAGCAAGAACTATTTGCTGAGTATCAACTGAACGAAATCCAAAGAAAGATTGTAGGCGAAATTCAAAAGGATATCAACGCAACTATCCCACAGATCGCCAAGGCTGTAGGCATAGATGAAGAGTCGGTGATTTCAAGAATCAATACTTTGATTGATGACAACGTGATCACGGAAAAAATCAGCCAAACGGGGCTAGTCACTCGCAAGATAACTAGCGTAGGGCAGGCAGCTATCAAAAGGCTAACCCCTGTGACTTCATTTAAGGTGCTATATAGCTATGAAGAAAGATCAGGAGTTCCTGATGCAAAAAGCGGAAGCAGGCCTTTATGTGAGAAGCTATTTAATGCTGATGGTGTAGGCAAAAGCCTTTTATTTACTCGTGAAGAAATCCAAAACATCTCAAATCAATTAGGCTATTCAGTATTCCAACTTTGCGGTGGATGGTATACAAACCCAGAGACGAAAAGAAGAACCCCATATTGCCGTCATGAGTGGAAACGTAATGTAGTAGTAGAAAAAACAAGCCGATGAGCGCAAATGTATTAATGATAAGTGAGCAGTCTTTTAAAGACTTCACGGTAGCAAGTGCAAACATAGATCTAAAGAATGTCACTCAAGTAATTAAGATGACTCAGGATAGGTATATCCATCCTATCTGCGGGACTGCCCTATATGACAAGATCCTCTCTTTGATCCTAGCGGGTACGATTACAAGCGGTGGGAATGCAGTCTATAAAACTTTGCTAGATAGCTATCTAACAGATACCCTTTTTAATTATGTGTTAGGTGAATTGCCGATGGCGATGCAGTACAAGTTTGTTAACAAAGGGGTAGTGAAACGCAAGAGCGAGAACATCACAGAGCCTACCTTTGCAGAACTTCAAAGCATCAGCCAATACTATAAGGGCTATGCTGAATGGTACGCAGAACGGTCAATCAATTACTTGACTGCAAATAATACCTTGTATCCTGAGTACTTGAATCCTGGCAGCGATGTAACTACTATTCAGCCTGTAAGCAATCAATACAAAGTTGCTATCAATTTAGGCCGTGGTGACTATGAAGATTACAGACCTTATTCAGAAAGATACCAAGGCAACCGCTACAAAAAACCATTCTAAAACATGGCTTATTCTAAGAACGAAAAAAAACTCAAGGAATATTTAAGCAAACAACATGACTCTAGTCGACCTAGTAAAAAAGCTAAAAGCGATCCAAGAAGCGCACCCAATGATCCGAACATTCGGCGAGGGTGATATCTACGATTATGTAGATAATGGAGGGGAAATAGAATACCCGGTATTCTGGACGGTTGTAAGACCATCCTTTTACAACGGCACTACTATGCGCTATGATTTAGTACTGCTGTTTGCGGATCTACTTACTGAAGATAAAAGCAACAGGCTACAGATTCAAAGTGATCAGATGCTTGTCTCTTTGGATGTGTTAGCAAAATTAAAACTTGATGATGATTATAACTTTAATACTGCGCCTAATGCCTCTATGGAATTTTTCCAAGAACGCTTTGATGACTTTACAGCCGGTGTATCAATCGCTATACAGATCACTGCTCCTATGCCTTTGAATTTCTGTCAAATCCCTGTAATTGCATAACCATGAATATTTTTAAAAGTGATGAACTTGGAATACCTACAACCTTGATAGCTGTATTTGCAAACGTGACTACTATGGCAGGTCTTGAATTTGTAAACGTAGTATTTACATGGGCGATTTCTATCCTGTCAATCGTTTACTTGATTTATAAAATACGGAACGAAAGGAAAAAGAATCATTACAATGGCAAAGGCTAAAGCGGTAGCAGAGATTAAAATAACCTTTGGCAAAAGGAGAAACGGCAAAGCAAAAAAAAGCTATTCTAAAAGTTTAAATAAACCTAAAAAATATCGGGGGCAAGGAAGATGAAAAAGTTTTTCGATTGGGCAAAAGGATTTCTATCTGAAGGTGGCGAAGCATCTAGCAAAAGGCTTGTCGGTGTGTTAAGCGGAGTGACTTTATGCAGCACACTATTCATGAATCAAAACGAACCGCTAGTCTATTCGGTGGCTGCCCTGTCTGCTGCTGCCTTGGGAATCACGGCTGCTGAAAAAATATTTAAAAAACCAAACGATAAAAATGAAAATAAGCCAACATCTTAATTTAGCTGAGGTAACTAGAAGCGATTCTGCAAAGAGACACGGAATAGACAACACACCTACAGCAGAGCATCTTGAGAATTTTAAGCTACTAGCTGATAAGGTTTTTGAACCTATCCGCTTGCACTTTGGTGTTCCTATTTTTATAAGTTCAGGATATCGAAGCAAGGCTTTAAATAGTTTCATTGGAGGCAGCGCATCTTCACAGCACTGCAAAGGGCAGGCCATTGATATAGATATGGATGGAGGCAATGGGGAAGTAACGAACAGAATGGTATTTGACTTCATAAAAAATAAGCTAGACTTTGATCAGCTGATCTGGGAGTTTGGAACAGATTTTAATCCGGACTGGGTTCATGTATCTTTCGTAAAAAGTGGAAATAGAAAGCAGAAGCTGAAGGCTGTTCGGTCGGGAGGCAAAACAACCTATCAACCTATTTGATGGAACTCAAAAAAATAAGCCGAAACCTTCATGCCATTACCCTGCAAAAAGAAGAAAATAGGATAGCCCTACTTTCTGACATTCATTGGGATAATCCTAAGTGCGACAGGGTGAAGTTAAAAAAGCATCTTGACTATTTTGTAGAGCATCAAATCCCTATCTTTATAAATGGGGATTTCTTTTGTTTAATGCAGGGGCGAGGGGACAAAAGGGGAAATAAAAGCGACATTTTGCCTGAGCATAACAACGCAAAGTATTTAGATTCAGTCATTGAAACGGCAGTAGATTGGTGGTCACCGTATTCGCACCTGTTAACGGTGATCGGGTACGGGAATCATGAGACTAGTATAATCAAGTTCATGGAAACAGATGTGCTGCAAAGGTTTGTAGATTTGCTAAACTACAAAAATAAGAGTTCGGTATACACCGGGGGGTATGGGGGATGGATCGTCTTTAGATACAATATTTATACAACTACTTGCTTGAGTAAAAACATGAAATATTTTCACGGTGCAGGGGGTGGTGGTATAGTTACAAAGGGGGCAATCAATTTAACCAGGGCCTTAGAGATGTACGAAAATATGGACATCTTTGTGATGGGCCACATACACGAAAATTCAAGCCGAAACGATGTGCGGGACTCTTTACACTATAACCAAGGGAAGCGGGTCTATGAATTAGAACAAAGGCAGATTCACCTAGCTATTACAGGATCTTATAAGGAAGAATATACAGATGGCTTTGGTGGTTGGCACGTTGAAAGGGGCGCACCTGTAAAGCCTACAGGCGGTAGGATCTTAACCTTTGACGCATCCACACAATATGAAAAGGATGGCAGCAGGATTTATGAACTATTAATTGACTCAATAAAAATACCACTATGAAAGCAGTACTAGAATTTGATTTGCCTGAAGATAACACAGATTTTCAAGCAGCTATTAATGGCCACAATTACAAAAGTGCAATCTGGGACTTTGATCAACTTCTAAGATCTGAAATGAAGTACAAAGAACTAAGTGACGAAACCTATAAGGCTTACGATTATTGCCGAAAGGAATTCAGAAAAATACTTGAGCAGGACAATTTATTCATAGAGCAATAAAATGGAATTTTCAACCGACAACCAAAAAATTAAAATTGCGCTTATCTCATTTTTAGGAGGGGTCATAGCTGCATTTATCTTCTTCCCAAAGCCAGAGGCTGAAACCTTCTACAAGTTTACTACGAAGGTAGAAACGGACACAATTTACACTCAAGTGCGGGACACAGTTTATGTGCCGAAAAAGTGGATAAAATCACAGATTATTAGGGATACAGTCCTTGTAAATTATCAGCCTCAAATAAGCCTGTTTAAGGCCTCCATTCCTTCGGAGTATGGAAG